GCTGAGGCTGCTCTTGTTAATGGTTTAGATTCTTTAGGTATTGATATATCGCAAGTATTTATTGGGAGCAGAGAGACTATTGACGGTTTTGATATTAATAGAGGAGACAATTTTTCTGACCTTGTTGGGCGTTTAATAACTCAAGGTGTTAATGCCGATGATATTACAAAACGTATTGATGGTGCATCTCGTATCATTGGTGAAACTGTGCCTGACGAAATAAAAGATATTTATACTACTTGGTATGGTGATCGTGCTGGCGGTAATTTAATATTAACGTTTTTAGATCCTGATGCTAGTTGGGCTGATATATCTGCTGATATTGAAACTGCTGAAGTTGGAGGATGGGCAGATCTTTACGGTGATTTACAAATAAGTCAAGATGCTGCTGGAAGAATTGCTGGTTTAAATATTGCAGCGTCAGGGTTATGGGATACTTTTAGTTCTGTTAAAGAACAAGAAGCATTGTTTGTTGAAAAAATTGGTGAGCAAGATTTCACCGCTGAAGTTGAAGGTCTTGAGTCTGCACTTGGTGTAGACTTAGATGATGACGATATAAGTGATAATGTTGTAGAACAACGTAGACAGCAACGTGTAGCAGAGTTTTCTGGTGGCGGTGGTGCTATATTGACACAACAAGGTACTGGATTTGGGAGCGCGTAATGCCTAGAGTACAAACATCAAAGTCTAAAGGTAAGGCTAAAAAACAGCCTTATAAGAAAACCAAGAAAAGAAAGGGCTACTAATGGCAGTAAGCACTAGATATTTTTACCGGGATATGGTTGAACGTTCTGTAGCAACGTTCGCTCAATCATTCCTTGCAGTTTTTGTGGTGGGAGATATGAGCACACTCAAGACTGCTGCTATGGCAGGAGCAACAGCGCTACTAAGCGTTGTTAAGTCAGGTGTAGCGTCACGTTTCGGTGACGGTTCAGCATCCGCTATTGATTAATAGTTGCATATATACACACCTGTTTGTATAATATTCACTAGGCCGTTGTGCGCTCCTTATGGGCCGACGTGAGCCTCATCTATCTAGATCGCCCACGCTCTAGATAAGTAAAACAAAGTGGTAGACGGACCGAATTGTGGCGGTTTGGATCATCCGTATTAGTCATCTATCCGTAGAGTCACCTCCGACTTTGCGAGTGTCGTCAAAGGAGAGACATCATGGAAACCGAAAATCAGGAAGAACACAGCAGCATTAAGGATTTGCGAGATGCAGCCGAACGGGGACGTAAGGCTTCGCAGGAACTTGATACGATGAAACGTGAGATGGCGTTTCTTAAAGCAGGTGTTGATTTGGAGAAGAAGGCTGGTCAACTATTAATGAAAGCCTACGATGGGGATCTGGAACCAGAACTCATTAGGGCTGAGGCTGAGGAACTAGGCGCTGTTATGGGTGCTGCTCCTACTCCAGTTGAAGAAGTTCAAGAAATTGATACTTCTACTGCTGAGAGACAGGCTCTTGTTCAAGATAGTGTGGCCCCTGAAGCAACAACTGAGAGTCCTTATGACAGAGGGCATAAAGAATTTCAAGACATGATCAATGAGGGTCGTCCTAAAGAGGATGCCGCTGCGAGATTTGTCCACACAGTTCTTGAAGCCGCCGGTCAAGGGGATGAAAGGGTTACCAACAGGTAATGGCGTTATACGCATATAGGTGCTCTGACTGCCTTCATGAATATGAAACACGTCAGAGTATGCGAGATGAGGCACACATAGATTGCCCTGAATGTAACGAACCTACATTACGTAGGATTATGTTCGGCAATGTGACTCCATCTTCTACACCTACTCGTATGAATTCGGTACCTCCTCGTAGGCAAGAGCCTTCGTGGGAAAAAGGTAAAGCCGGAGAGTACAGACCTGATGGTAGTTTTGCCCCATATCTCAGACCTGATGATGGGACAACCATGGGTGTCAAAGAGTTTGCCGATAATCGTGGTAAGTACGAGAAGAAACTACGGGAAGTTCGGGCTGGTAAGTTCTAGTCCAGAGTTCATTATCCATTTAGTTTCACTTTAAAGGAGTGTTAAACCATGTCATACGCTGGCAAGGTGACAACCTACGACCTTACCGTTGGTGAGAAAATTGATATTGATGAGTTAATTTACCTCATCTCTCCAGTTGACTCGCCAATGATTAATGGTATCGCTTCTGACGGTAAGCAAATTCTTGCTTCGTCAGGTTGCACCGAAACAACTTTCAAGTGGATGGACGAGGAGATTCTTCTTCCTCGTGCAGCCGCTGACGCAGTTAACTCAAGCACTGGTACAAGCGTAACGTCTGTATCTGTTTCTGCTGCTGACTCCTACAAATTCCAAGTTGGTGACCTTGTTACCGTCATGGATGAAGGCGCAGCACAGCACAACGCCGTTCTTCGGGTAACTGCTGTTAACAACACAAACGGTGACCTTACCGTCGCTGGATGGGCAAACCACAGTGACCAAACTGCTATCGCAGTTGGCGACATTGTAACTTGCCTTGGTACTGCATTAGCAGAAGGTTCCGATCCCGGAACTGCACGTTCAAAAGACCGAGTAATGCGTTCAAACTACACGCAAATCTTTGGTCCTACTCCGATAGAAATGTCACGTACTGAACAACAGATCAGTCGTTACGGTGTACCGGATGAATTTGCTAAGCAAGTATTTAACCGTTCCATTGAGAACGTAGTAACACGTGAACAGGCTTACCTTTACGGTCAACCTGTAAACGACACAACCAACAAATACCGTTCAACAGGCGGTCTTTCATATTGGCTATCAAGCAACGTTTCAACAGCAACTTCGTTGACTGCTGCAAACATTGATACCCAGTTGCAAGCCTGCTACAACGCTGGTGGCGTACCAGATCTTCTGATCGCTAACCCAATTTCGTTGAGCGACCTTAATGACACCGCTAACACAAGCACGGTGCGCCACGTTATTGACGATCCTCGTCGTGGACGTGTACCAACAATGTCAATCTTCTCCGAATTCGGACAAGTAGATGTTGTACGCAACCGTTGGGTTAACGCTGAAACTGCTTTCCTCGTTAAGAAAGAAAACATTTCACGTCGTGTCATGCAACCACTGGTTGTTGAAGCACTAGCAAAAACCGGCGATGCTGACAAAGTTCAGATCGTTTGTGAAGAAGGGTTACAAGTTAAAGGACAAAACCACATGGCGTTCTTTAAACAACTAACCTCTTACACAGGTTCTGCTTGATAACTGCTAGTAACAGTAACTACTAAGAGATGGGGGAGAGTCAGCAATGGCTCTCCCCAATCTTGGTTTAATCTGCTACTATCTAATCGGAGGTTATTATGCCAACTGTTGCCGATGCTATTACTCGTACTAAAAGACTTTTAAATAGTAATACCCGTACCGAACTTGACGCTTTAAACGGTGCTCTTGCCGCTACAACTACTAGTACTATACGGCTCGCTTATCAAACGGATAGTATTCGTGCCGGGTCGTACATATCTTTGTTTGATCCTGTAAACTCTCCGAGCGTAGCGCCTGAAACTATGTATGTTCATAGTCGTAACGGTGAATATGCAACCGTTCAGAGAGGTGTAGATGGTAGTAATACACATACGTGGGGTGATGGTACAACTATAGAAGTTGAGCCACGCTTTACTGATCATCAAATCTTTGAAGCAGTTAAGGATGCTATTAGGGCTATACCTAATAACCTTTACGCTGTTTCTTCTCTTGAAACTTCTGTGACTACGACAGCGACTGCTGTTAATTTTGATGTTTCATCTACTGGTTTCTTTCATGTGTTGCAAGCAACTCGTAGTCCTAGGTCTCAGAAAGAACGTTGGGTTAAAGCCAATGTAAAAATATATCGTGACATGAACACAACAGACTTTGCGTCTGGTTGGATGCTTGCTATGCAAGAAGAACTAGAGAAAAACGTTACTGTTCGTGTAACTTATGCTCACCCGTTTATTACTTCTACTCTGAATCCGAATACGGATCTGGTGAGTACGGTAAAGATGGGAGCAGAGATGCAAGATATTCCGTCATTAGGGGCAGCAGCAACTCTGATGCTCGCTGAAGAATCCAATCGTCTAGACTTGCACGCAATGGGTGATTCGCGGGGTGACTCAGCACTGACAGCAGGAGATCGCGCTCGGCATTCCATGCTTCTGCAAGCCCAGTATGATCGTCGGGTAAGTCAGGAGGCTCGGAGGCTAATGTCACTTTACGGAGTTCGCGCTGACGGCGCAACAAGCGCTGTATTTCCAACGACGATACGTTAGTCATGGCTACTCCTTTACATCAAAGTGTTCGTGATTCTTTACCTGTACGGCTCGGTGATAGACGTTATAACATAGATCCTCAACGACTTCAACGGGCTACTGTTGATCCTATCAGACAAGGGTTTGATACGCAGGGTACTCCGGGTGAGCAGTCGTTGAATCAGGCTGGTGTGTGGAAGCGTTCTCGTACTGATTGGTCTTTGGGTGCTGGCCAGTTGAATGCTGATTTGAATACTTCTTCTGATCGTAGGTTTTATGCTTCTTCTGGTGTGGATGTTTGGACTGAGGGTGAGGTTAAGTTACTTCCTAAAGTAACTGAAAAAAGAGATGACAATGCGACTAGACAATTTATGGCTACTGCTGTTGTTGGTACTACTAATTATATTTATGTACTTGATGGTAATGATGTTTATTATTCAACTGATATAGGTGAGAACTGGTCTGCGATAAGTGCACCTACTGGTGCTGATACTCTTGTTGCTATCGCCAGTGATGGGTTAAATATTTATGTTGCTTCGGCTGCTGGCAGCGGCGAGGTTCAAAGGATTCAAGGATCAACTGTTCCTACTAGCACAGCGAACACTGACTATTGGACTATAGATGATGTTGATGGTTTGTGGGTAGCGAACGGTTACTTGATTGCTTCTGTAGGTAGCAGACTTACTGTGCTTGCTACTGGTTCAGCACCTGCAACATCGTTAGATATTATAGATGATTCTACTCAAGTAAGTGCATGGCAATCTGTTATTGGTACACCTGTAGGTATTTTTGCTGCTGGAACTCAAGGAGATAAATCACGTATCTATTACATAGGTATTAACGATTCAACTACTTCTTTGCTTCCTCCTGTTATCGCAGCCGAGTTACCTGACGGTGAAACAGCGAACGTTATATCTTATTACGGAAGTCTTGTATGTATAGGAACTTCACGAGGTATACGTCTTGCAACTATTAACGGACAAGGCTACTTATCTTATGGCCCTGTTATAGAAATAAGCGGTGGCGTTAGTTATCTTGAAGCCCAGGGGGAATTCATTTGGTTTAACTGGGATAACTATGACTCACCTTTTGATACTACTAATCGTACTGGTTTAGGTAGGTTAAGTCTTAAAGAGTTTACTGGCACGATTGTTCCTGCTTACGCTAGTGATATTATGGCTGAAACTACAGGTGCGATCCAAGGTATTATTACTACGTCAGATAATCGTCGGATGTTTTCTGTTGCAGCAGGTGGAGTTTATTTAGAAAATGCTTCTAATGCTAATAAAGAACTTAAAGGTTATATAGATGAAGGACGATTTACATGGGGAATATCAGACTTAAAGGCTCTTGTATCTTCTGACGTTCGTACTTCTAAACTAGCAACTGGAGACAACGTATCATTAAGTGCGTTAAGTGATGACTACGCTTATGGTGGTACTGGCACGTCTACTTCGTTGGCTACTTCTGCTACCGCTGACGCTGTTACTGATGGTGTAACAACTGTTACGGGTGTTACTGGTGAATGGTTTGCTCCACAAGTTTCTCTTGTTCAGACAGCAACTAACGGTAATTCGCCTGTGCTGCATAGATGGACACTACGTTGTATACCAATGCCGTTTGTGTCAGAGATAATAGAGTTAC